GTAGTTTGGTACATTAAACATCTTTTGCACTATTATTAGCTTTAGTAATACTTCGATAAGTAATCACTAGGTGAGAGACGATACAAACTAAATAAGTACGAGTCGCTTAATTCACGATAATTGTAATTTACTGATTTTAACTTATGGAAAAAATCTGTCTTTAACTCCAATCTATTTGGGTGTAGATATACCTCTCTCTGGAAATTATTTATTTTATCATGCATAATTTCAAATGCATCTTTGTCTTTATCGACCCAAGACAGGGTATTTTTGAGCGTTCGTATTTCCAAGGCCGGAACTATCTGAGACAACTTATTATGCAGAACAAATGATCTTTTCAGGAATGAGATTTCATCAATTTCCTGGAATGGTGCAACTATAGGTTGCTTCTTTGCATCTGTGAATCCCATTCCAACTGACTCAAAGAATTCTTTCATCGTAACGGCATTCAAGGTTGTGTGGTATTTTCTGACAACGTTCACTTTATCATCACCATACACATAATCACTCACAATATTCCAGTAGGCAGCGAGCGTTTTCTCTGGACTATTTCGATAAAACCAAATTGCTGTGTAGAGCTTGTTAATAACGCTGTTAAGCGTTGCAGTCAAAAATGATCCTGAAGGCATCGAATGAGTTGTCATATACAAATCATCCTGCACCACAACCAGACTCGTATGCATCATTTGCAAGACAAACTCCACTAGCGGCTTATCACTAGCTTCTTCACACAAATCAGTCAAGACCTTAGTGACTAATTGCTGAACCTGAGGCGCCATATTTCCGTCCCAATTTGAAATGTCCCCTGCAAAGACTTTTCCTGTCAAAAGATCGTCATAGATTTTCGGCCACGCTGTGATTGGATTGCACCCAATCATGATTTGATTAAAATCTCTCTCTTGCATGATTTGCTCTGTCATACCAGCGAACAACTTCTTTGTCAATATTTGATGAAGAATTGTTCCAACACGGAATGATCTAGGCACTCCTTCTTTCTCGACGTTTCTTATTTCATCTTTAAGAGTTTCAACCCAGAAGAATTTCTCTATATCAGGATTTCCATCTCTTATGCCATTCTCCAGCTCTTCGAGCAAATCTCTACAGAAAGGGGTTAACTTTCCTTGTTCGAAGTCGACATACTCACACTTCTCTTTTAGCATTTTATATCCATTTGATGACTTCTTATTTAACCCTGAGATATACTCATTTCCTGCCACTATCATGTGTTCATCGACTTTCTTGAACGGTTTTATTATTGATCTAAGAACTAGCTCAGCGAATGCTAGCTCATCTTGTTTTATTGGTTTAACCAACTTCATTGATTTTTTCATTATATCTTTGACCGTGCACGGTCCATACTTCGACAACTCAGCCGGAACTCTATCAACTTCGTATATGCCATATAAAGGAGAAGGTACAATATGAGTTTCCGTAGGGACTGAAGCCCCTACGTCTGCTTGTAACTTCAACCCACTGAAGTTCACTAACTTCTTTGAGTGGATTTCGGGCAAAATAGCCTCCTTCTGCTGTTCAACGATTGAGTTTAAGCGGAGTCTTGTTTTGAGACTCCAGACTATTGCCAGACCTTCTTCTGTCGATTTATTTCCTGCAACATGCATGCCTACGATTCCGTGGTCCGAATTGGTAAGCGCTGCTCCACACAACCCGTCTGCGTGAACTGAATATATTAATCGATTTTGAGCCATGGTCTTATTTCTAAAGGTTTCTACTCCAGCTAGAGAAGATACTGCATAAACGATTGTTCCATAGGCATCAACTTTCTTGATAGATGGTAAAGACAAACTTCCTCTGTCTATTGTCAGGTGATCCACAGCTGCAGATCCAACTGAGACTTTGCACTTCTTGAATGGAGTCGGGAAACTTTTTCCCAAGTCCAAAACTACAACATCGTCTTCATTAC